AAACCTGCTTGTCGTGAGACACCTAAGATTCCAAGTCTTCCCTTTATTGGCGCACCTTGCGTTAAGAAAGTAAATCCTGTTTATACAGGTACGAAGGTAAAAGGTATTGGTACCATGCATAAAAGTAATGCCGTACCAATTTTTAGTGATGAAGAAGCAGTTGCTATTGCGACAATGAGAAGGGGTTGATTGTGAATTTGAATAAATTTTTTAATGAGTTGGCTGCGGATAATTCCCGCAACTTCAAACTCGACACACTGAAGGCAAATGTCAACGATGTCGTTCTTCGTCAAGTTATCTCTTTGGCGTTAGATCCCTTCACCAACTTCTATCAGCGCAAGATTCCGAAGTACACTCCGAACAACACAAGTGTAAATCTTAACATTAAAGATGCATTCCCATACCTCTATCAGTTGTGTAATCGGTTGGTCACTGGCAATGCTGCGATCGACAAATTGACAGAAGTTCTTGAGAAAGTTTCTGCCGATGACGCAAAGGTAATTGAGCGTATCATCAAGAAAGATTTAATGTGTGGTGTTTCAATTTCAACAGCCAATGCAGTTTGGCCAGGACTTATTAAAGAGTATCCTGTTATGTTGTGTTCAGGGTATGAGCAGAAATTAGTTGACAAAATTAAATTTCCTGCTTATGCGCAACTGAAGATGGATGGTATGCGTTTCAATGCTATCGTTAAAAATGAGACTTGTGAATTCCGTAGTCGTAATGGTAAAGAAATTTTACTGGATACAGATTTGAAAGATCAATTTATTGCAATCTCTGCTGGATCAGACATGGTATTTGATGGTGAGTTAATGGTAATGGATCCTGATGGTTGTCAATTTATGGATCGTCAAACAGGTAATGGAATTTTAAACAAGGCTGTTAAGGGAACTATCTCAGCAAAAGAAGCAGACATGGTGCATGCTTCAGTTTGGGATGCTATTCCCTATGTTTTATTTGAAGATTCCTACTGCGATACACCTTACTCTCGCAGGTTCTCTAAGTTGAAAACGATTCTGGATGTTGTTCCATTTAAAACTGAAAAGAAAATTTGGCTAGTAACTAGCAATATTGTAAACACGCTTGAAGAAGCGACAGAAATTTTTGAGAGTTATCTTTCTGAAGGATTAGAAGGTATCATCTTGAAAGATGGCTCAGGTGTTTGGGAAGATAAACGAGCAAAACACCAAATAAAGTTCAAAGGCGAACTCGAATGTGATTTGAAAATTGTTGGAACTGAGCCACATAAAAAGAAACCTGATTGGCTCGGTGCAATTATCTGTGAGTCTGCCGATGGTATCGTTAAAGTTAATGTAGGAAGTGGATTCAATGACACGCATCGCAAAACATATAAAGAGAAGGATCTTCTTGGGAAGATTGTCGCTATCAAATACAATGCTAGGATTAAAAATAAATCTGGCGAAGAAAGTTTGTTCCTCCCAGTATTTGTCGAACTACGGGAAGACAAAGATAGTGCGGATAATTCTAAGGAAATAAAATGAAACGGATTGATAGACTGGCAGCAGATACTAACTTAGATGTTTATGCTCTGGGTAAGGATAAAGCAAATTGGGATATGCGACTAGAAGCATACACTGAGCAGATTGTTCAGTATGTTATGTGGAAATATGGTCAGACTCGTACTGAACCGAATCTTGGTAAGTTTATTATGGATGGATTAAAAAATGAGTCTTGATGTTGATTTGATGGTGACGCAACCAACCAGTGTTTATTCGCAGAACATTACACACAACTTAGGTAAGATGGCTGGCGAAGTTAAGTTGTCCAATGGTATGACATTGTATGACATACTGTGGCGACCTGACGAGCAAGAAAATTTGTTGATTGCCAGTGATATCTCAGAATTGCTTGATGAGGGATGGAATATTTTGTTGAGCGACCCAGAGAAATTCAAGAAGTTCAATCCAGAAAATGGCTGGGGTTCTTATGAAGGACTATGCGATTTTGTTTACAAGTATCGCAATGCCTGCTGGGATTATCCCAATGCAGACTTGTATGTGTCTCGATAATTGCAAGACTGACTTGACTAAAATTCAAGGTTCATGTATAATAGTTCTATAGATTAATGAAAAGGAAATGCTATGCCTAATTGGTGTGATAATTCTGTGACTATTAGTCACTCTGATAGTACTAAAATTGATGCAATTGAATCAGCGTTGAAGAGCGAAGATAAAGATTTCTTCTCTGCTATTCGCCCTCGCCCATTGTCTGAAGAAGAAGATTGGTATGCTTGGAATGTGAATAACTGGGGAACAAAATGGTCTCCATCAGTTTATGACTTTAATCGTGAAGATGATAACACTATTTGGGTTTCGTTTGATTCTGCTTGGTCTCCACCTGTAACATTGTATGAATTCATGAATGAAGAAGGATTCGATGTTAGAGCATATTACCATGAAGGTGGTATGGGTTTCGTTGGAAAATTTGAAGATGGATTTGATGACTACTATGAGTATGACATCAGCGATCTTGAATCGCTTGAGCAACTTCCTGAAGATTTAGTTGACTATGCCGATTTAATGACATGGCATGAGAATTGGGTGGAAGAAAATAAGGAAGAAGAATAATGTCAGTGCTTGCGAGAATTATCAAGCAAAAGATATTTTTTGATCCAAGTGACAAGAAACATATTAATGCGTATAAGGTTTTCCTGAGAGATCATCGTTGGGGAAATGGTGGTTGTCCATTTATTCTTGAGTTTCCATACCAAACAATTCCAGGTATGATCAAAGATAAAATGGTACATAAGTTGTTAGGTGTTAGAATAGAACCATATAAGGTGAATTTAGAATGAAAGTAGCAATCAATACATGTTTCGGTGGATTTGGTATCTCGAATTTAGCATTCGAGAAATTACTTGAACGCAAGGGTATTACATTTGATAAAGTACCAGCCAAATATCCAATTCGTGGAAACGACTCAGACTATTACAAAGCAGGTAGTGAACAATCTGATGCCACTTATCTTAGTGAGTATGAGTTTTATGAACAACGAAATGATCCAGATTTGATTGCTGTGATTGAAGAGTTAGGTAAAGACTCATGGGGTTGGGCATCAGAATTATCAATCGTTGATATTCCTGATGATGTCGAATGGCACATCCACGAATACGATGGGCTTGAACATGTAGCAGAAAATCATAGGACTTGGTCATGAGAAAAGAATTAGATGAAGCATTGTGCGCAAAGTATCCACTGATATTTAAAGATCGTCACGAAAACATGCAAGTAACAGCCATGTGCTGGGGTCTTGAGTGTGGTGATGGTTGGTATAATATTATCGATACTCTTTGTGGTCTACTGACATCTGAATATCGTGGAGCGAAAAGTCGTTATGAACATCTTTTAGAAACAGGTGTTGGTAATGTTCTTTATGGAACAAAAACAGTAACTCAAGAAGCACTCGACGAAGCAAAAGCAAAACTCGATGAAGAAACTCTGAAAGTTCCAGTTGCTTCTCAAGTTAAAGAGAAGTTCGGTGGACTTCGATTCTATGTTCAGGCTGCAACTGACAAACACTATCAGTATATCAACTTCGCTGAGTCAATGAGTTATCGTACTTGCGAACAGTGTGGTTCTCCAGGTAAAACTTACACTGATGGTTGGCATACAACTCTGTGTGACATTCATGCAGAAATGATGGGTAAAGAAGAAGAATATCAATCTGACGAGGAAGAAGAAGATGTTTTATAGTAAAGACCAACTACCAGATTATTTTCAAAAGATTGACGATCTAATCGTTGGGTCAGGATTTAAGTCATACAAAGAACCTGCTCCAACTTATATCATGGGTAAAAATTGGACCGATGAGTTGCGTGAGAAAAATGGATATACCCTTATCGATGGTGAGTGGTATACAGTAAAACCTGTTCAAGCAGTTTGGGATGTATTTAAGAAAGATCTTGAGAAGATGATGGAAGACATGTCCGATCAACGCAAGAAAATGGATCGGCAAAATCGAAGACTCTACGAAATGGAGTATGGTCTTAGAGTTGCAGCGAAATCATTGAAGAAATCTCTTACCGAATTTGAACAGGAAAACTAATGGCTTATGATAGAAAGGTACCAGCTTTGCTACAATCTAAACAACCAGTAACAGATTCGCTAACACTTACAGTGAAACGAGAATTTATCGAAGGTTATGTTCTTATAAAGAACTGGCCAATTTATGGACCCAACCAACCGATCCTAGTATCTGCTCAACCAGTAGAAAATAGCGACGGAGGTTTTATTAAAGTGAAAGTGATACCCTGCGATGCCGATTAATCCAAGCGTAAAGTCCTATGCTGAGTTAGATATCAGTGATGACTACAGAATCCGAATTGAACATGTGCATGATAAGAAATACGATCTTCATGAAATTCTTATCAAACGACAAGTTCTAGATGAAGATACAAAGGAAGATACTAAGATGCTTCCTGATATTAATTTTAACTTAGATACAGCAATGTTTCTACAATTTTGTAAATTTTTTCAAAACATAAGCGAGGTTCGTTATGGTAACAAGTAACAGTGGGATTGATTTTATTCAACTAGCAAAAGCGTCTGGTATTGATCCAGAAGCAATTATGAAAGAACCAGAGTTCGCTGATTATCTGCGTGGATATCTGAGTGAGAGTACGATTACCGTAACCTTCACTAAGAAAGATGGCACATCTCGTGTTATGAAGTGTACTCGTGACTCTTCAATTATTCCATTGGCTAAGTTGCCCAAGGAAGATCCTGCTAAACCAGCAAAGACTCCGACTGGCGATGCTGTTCAGGCATTCGACTTGGACCTTGGTGAGTGGCGTGCATTTAACACTGGTAATATTACTCGCATTGAATGGGGCACAGTATGACACAAACAGTATCCAGTCCAGACGATCGTCTGAAGATCAAGAAATTACTTGCTGAGATTAGTGGGTCAATGACTCGTATTGAAGCAGAGCGTGACTTGATTCGTGAAACAATCAAGGATATGTCAGAGAAGTTTTTACTTCCTAAGAAAACCCTTGCTCGCATGGCAAAAGTTTATCACAAACAAAACTACTCACAAGAAGTAGCGGAGCATGAAGAGTTTGAAGATTTGTATGAAACAATTGTTCAGGAGAAACAATAATGAATGCAAAAACAATCGTATTAGCTGCAGTGTTAATTGTCGGGCTGATTATTCTTATGCCAGTTGCAACAATCTGGTCATTAAACACATTGTTTCCTATGCTTAATATTCCTGTAACTTTTGAAACATGGTGCGCATCCTTGGTTCTGGGTGGTGTAGTCGGTGGATCCACTGGGTTGTCGTTTAAAAAATGAACGCAAGAAGAAAATTCCTAAAAGGTATTGGACTCGTTAGTGCGGTGGCTGTTGGTGCAATTACTGCTACACGAGTCCAAATAGAAAACAAAAACGACATTGATCCAGAAATCCGTTCTGAGTTAGAAAAATCTAAGATGGATGGAAGCATTACCTTTGTATCAGAATACAATGGTATGAAGCCACAAGTAACTTGGAAAGTCGGCAGAGATGGAAACATGTATCTTATGGAAAACCAGCAATGGAGACGAGTGTAATCCTTGCAAAAATAATGCTTGACATTAATTCGGAAATAGGGTATAATTAATACTTAATGAGGAGATTACCCTATGGCTACATCAGCTAAAAATAAGTTGCAAGCAGCAAAACACGAACGAATGGTCAAAGGCGATGAGCCACAACTTCGGTCTGAAAATTATCAAGTAGACTTACTACACGCATTAAATTATTTTAATGCGCATCATGATGATAAAGATAAAAAGAAGTGGTTCATCCACCATGTTGCTAAGACCGACAAGAAACTGGCAGTACAACTTACTAAACTTGATGAGAAACTTTTCCGTCAAGCAGGTATTCTTGCCAGATTGCAAGACACTGGTTCAGAGTTGTTTGAGAAAGAAGCGAACTACTTTGCGAAGAAATTTGCTGAGTTGAAAGCAACCCTTCCCAAACCTGAACCAACACAGAAAGAAGTTGATGCATCAGTTGCCAAAGAAGCATCCAATGTTATCTCTATCCAACAACGCATGCTTGAAAAGGCACAAGAAATGGCTGGAGAGTTTGAGGGATTAATTGACGATTTCATCATTAATGATAAGTCATTTGATGCAGCAACTGTCTTGAAAAACTATCAAATCAGTGGACCAGTTGCGAAACTTATGGTCGGTATGTTTGATAAAACAATTGCAGAACTTCAAGAGGTTCTTGAAGGTAATGATGAGCAACTCAACGAAGGTTACTCTCATCTAAAGAAAACAAAAATTAAAAAAATGTTGGCACTTTACCAGTCAATTCCAGAAGCATGTGGGTTACAGGTTCAGGTAGCCAAAGCGACTCGTGCGCCAAGAAAGCGTAAAGAGAAACCAGCAGGTGTATTAGTTGCCAAAATGAAATTCATGAAAGATTTTCCTGAGTTGTCTATCAAGTCTGTTCTTGCCAGTACTATTGTCAACAGTCAAGAACTGTGGGTATATAATACCAAATACAAGAAACTTCAGGTCTATCGTGCCATGGATGATAAGGGTTT